CAAAGAGAACGCCTACGGCTCCGAGCAAGGCACTTCTCTAGGCAAAGGCGTGCAAAGGCCATCGAGTATTTACCTTGGGCTCAATACGACCCAGCTCCTGAAGGACGCTCACAAGTCGTTGATCGGAGCGTGTATGAAACGATCCAGATCATGCTTCCCAGCTTGGTCCGGATCTTCGCTGCCAGTACGGATGAAGTTTGCAGTGTGTCCCCATCGGGCCTGATGACGAAGCAGGGGCTGAGCAGACCACAGCCGTTCTAAAGCACTACGTCACAGAGAAGAACCAGTGGGAGCAGATCGTAGCCGACTGGATCCACGACGCACTTCTCCTCTGTAACGGCTACTGCATGGCCTATTGGGACGAGTCAGACCGTCCGATCAGGAGAACTACGAGGATCAGTCAGACGACCAAGTAGCAGCGATTCGTCCAAGATACGGGTGTAAAGGTCATCCAGCACTCACAGAAGGAAGACAAGCAAGCTACTCAAGAGGCTTTCGAGGCCTATCAGAAGCAGGACCAGCAGTATCAACAAATGGCCCAACAAGCCATGCAAGCCGTCCAACAAGGGCAGCCTGGTCAACCTATTCCGCCCCCTCCTCAGCCTCCACAACCCGTCTTCAAGCACGATCTTGTGATCGAGCGGGTCGAGAACGAAGGCAAGGTCTGCATCCGTGTTCTCCCCCCGGAACACTGCATCATCTCCTCGAACACTCCGGATTGGACCTCAACGAGTGTCCGTACTTCGAGTACAAGTGCCAGAAGACCATTGATGAACTCCGAAAGATGGGGCTCGACATAGATGAAGACGTATCCGACGACGATGATGCCCAGGTAAACCCTGAGGATACTGCTAGGGACAGGTTTGGCGAGACCAATGTTGATACGACAAAAGGTGTGATGCGCCTGGTCTGGGCCCGGATGATCTGGGTCATGGCTGATGCGGAGGGAGATGACCTCTCCCGTCTGTACTACGTCATCGCGGTAGGGAAGACGATCCTCTTTGCCGAGCCTGTGGGACGTATTCCAGTAGCGTCAATGACGGCCCAGCCTCTCCCTCACAGGCATATTGGCATGTCTGTGGCGGAGACGGTCACTGATCTCCAGGACATCAAGCAAGCCATCAAGCGTGGTGGTTTGGACAACCTCTACCTGGCGAACAAACGGCGTCACGTCATCTCCAACAAGGTCAACCTAGAAGATTTCCTCGACTCCAGGCCTGGTGGTTTGGTCCGGATGGTTGATGACTCCATGCCGGCTGAGGGACACGTTCTCCCACTGGTTCACCCGTTCGCCTTCGACACCATCATCGGAAGCCTCGAATACTTCGACCAGGACCGGCAAAACCGTACAGGGGCATCAAGGTACTTCTCAGGTACAGACGCAGGAGCGATCAACAAAACAGCTTCAGGAACAATGGCCTTGCAGAACATGGCCTCGATGAGAATAGAGCATATCGCTCGGATGATGGCTCCAGCGGTTGAATCTCTATTCTCTGTGCGTGGGAGATCATCTCCAAACACGCAAACAAAGCTCTTGCGATCAAGCTCAAGGCAAGTGGACCTTGGTTGATCCTCAAGCCTGGAGGACGAAGCGCGATATACGTATCTCTGTTGGAGTTGGAGCAGGCAACAAGGAGTCCATGCAGGGCCAACTGACAAACATGTTCATGGCCCAGATGCAGGTGCTTCCTTATGGTGTTGCAGGTCCGGAGCAGCTCTACCAGACGCTCTTGGAGATGGCGAAACTAGCTGGACACGCAAACCCCGGCAAGTTCCTCATCGACCCAGCGATGAATCCGCCTCCTCCACCTCCACCAAACCCGGACATGGTGAAGATTCAGGCGGAACAGCAGAGCAAACAACAGGCTTTGCAAGCAGACGCGCAGAAGTTCAAAGCGCAGGCCGATCAAGAGCGCAACAAAGCGATGTTCGATGCTGTGCAGAAGGACAAGACCGCGAAGCAGAGCTTGAGAAGACACGCATGCAGCAAGCAACCATTCTCGCTGTCGCAGAACTCAACGCCAACTCTTCAGCTATGCAAGCCCAGCAAAGGACACGCCTTCGAAGCTCAAAAGCTAGGAGCTACCTTCCAGCGTGAAGACATGGCAAAGCAGCAGGAACAGACGCAGACCAAAGACGATGGAATGGCCTCTCTCCTGAGCGTTCAGAAGCTTGGTCAAAGCTTGCAGACGCTCAGGAGAGAGGCCATTCCATCGTCTTTGGTCTGCGTCTGTTCCTGCTGCTTTGCCATGTCTTCACGCTGGAAGGTAGCTCCTAGCTTTTGAGCTTCGAAGGCGTGTCCTTGCTGGCTTGCATAGCTGAAAGAGTTGGCGTTGAGTTCTGCGACAGCGAGAATGGTTGCTTGCTGCATGCGTGTCTTCTCAAGCTCTGCTTCGCGGTCTTTGTCCTTCTGCACAGCATCGAACATCGCTTTGTTGCGCTCTTGATCGGCCTGCGCTTTGAACTTCTGCGCGTCTGCTTGCAAAGCCTGTTGTTTGCTCTGCTGTTCCGCCTGAATCTTCACCATGTCCGGGTTTGGTGGAGGTGGAGGAGGCGGATTCATCGCTGGGTCGATGAGGAACTTGCCGGGGTTTGCGTGTCCAGCTAGTTTCGCCATCTCCAAGAGCGTCTGGTAGAGCTGCTCCGGACCTGCAACACCATAAGGAAGCACCTGCATCTGGGCCATGAACATGTTTGTCAGTTGGCCCTGCATGGACTCCTTGTTGCCGCTCCAACTCCAACAGAGATACGTATATCGCGCTTCGTCCTCCAGGCTTGAGGATCAACCAAGGTCCACTTGCCTTTGAGCTTGATCGCAAGAGCTTTGTTTGCGTGTTTGGAGATGATCTCCCACGCACAGAGAATAGAGATTCAACCGCTGGAGCCATCATCCGAGCGATATGCTCTATTCTCATCGAGGCCATGTTCTGCAAGGCCATTGTTCCTGAAGCTGTTTTGTTGATCGCTCCTGCGTCTGTACCTGAGAAGTACCTTGATGCCCCTGTACGGTTTTGCCGGTCCTGGTCGAAGTATTCGAGGCTTCCGATGATGGTGTCGAAGGCGAACGGGTGAACCAGTGGGAGAACGTGTCCCTCAGCCGGCATGGAGTCATCAAACCATCCGGACCAAACCACCAGGCCTGGAGTCGAGGAAATCTTCTAGGTTGACCTTGTTGGAGATGACGTGACGCCCGTTGTTCGCCAGGTAGAGGTTGTCCAAACCACCACGCTTGATGGCTTGCTTGATGTCCTGGAGATCAGTGACCGTCTCCGCCACAGACATGCCAATATGCCTGTGAGGGAGAGGCTGGGCCGTCATTGACGCTACTGGAATACGTCCCACAGGCTCGGCAAAGAGGATCGTCTTCCCTACCGCGATGACGTAGTACAGACGGGAGAGGTCATCTCCCTCCGCATCAGCCATGACCCAGATCATCCGGGCCCAGACCAGGCGCATCACACCTTTTGTCGTATCAACATTGGTCTCGGCCAAACCTGTCCCTAGCAGTATCCTCAGGGTTTACCTGGGCATCATCGTCGTCGGATACGTCTTCATCTATGTCGAGCCCATCTTTCGGAGTTCATCAATGGTCTCTGGCACTTGTACTCGAAGTACGGACACTCGTTGAGGGTCCAATCCGGAGTGTTCGAGGAGATGATGCAGTGTTCCGGGGGAGAACACGGATGCAGACCTTGCCTTCGTTCTCGACCCGCTCGATCACAAGATCGTGCTTGAAGACGGGTGTGGAGGCTGAGGAGGGGGCGGAATAGGTTGACCAGGCTGCCCTTGTTGGACGGCTTGCATGGCTTGTTGGGCCATTTGTTGATACTGCTGGTCCTGCTTCTGATAGGCCTCGAAAGCCTCTTGAGTAGCTTGCTTGTCTTCCTTCTGTGAGTGCTGGATGACCTTTACACCCGTATCTTGGACGATCGCTGCTACTTGGTCGTCTGACTGATCCTCGTAGTTCTCCCTGATCGGACGGTCTGACTCGTCCCAAATAGGCCATGCAGTAGCCGTTACAGAGGAGAAGTGCGTCGTGGATCCAGTCGGCTACGATCTGCTCCACTGGTTCTTCTCTGTGACGTAGTGCTTTAGAACGGCTGTGGTCTGCTCAGCCCCTGCTTCGTCATCAGGCCCGATGGGGACACACTTGCAAACTTCATCCGTACTGGCAGCGAAGATCCGGACCAAGCTGGGAAGCATGATCTGGATCGTTTCATACACGCTCCGATCAACGACTTGTGAGCGTCCTTCAGGAGCTGGGTTCGTATTGAGCCCAAGGTAATACTCGATGGCCTTTTGCACGCCTTTGGCCTAGAGAAGTGCCTTGCTCGGAGCCGTAGGCGTTCTCTTGAT